AATAAGAAAGCAAAGAGAGTTGGGCTAGCTCAGCAATTGCTTCATGAACAAATGGTAGAAGCCCAATACGATAATTAATTATCGAGGCGTGCACACGCACTAGGAACTCAAAATATGAAAAAACTATTATTAATACCTATTCTAGCAGCTACTGCAAATGTAGCGGGAGCTAGTATTCCAATAAACGGATTTATCGAATCAAAGTGTGTAATTCAATCAGACACTCCAGGTATGTTTGGTAACCCTACAGTCGATAAGCTCAGTACGAAGTCAGCAGACGGAGGTGTAATGCCAATCATTCGTTATGATATCGTTACTGCTTCTAAGTATAAAGCTGTAATCACAACTCCAACAGACTTTTCAAGCTCTCCAAACTTATCGGATAGTGTAGAATGGACAAGCACAACTGTTGCAGGTCAAATGTCTGATTCGGAAATGTCTGTATTTAACACAGACAAAGCTATTTATAACAATGGTCACACTACAGAGTTTGATCTAGTGAAAGCAGGTAGCGTTTGGTTTAACGTAACCTCAGAAGCAGAATATGGATACGGAAAGGCTTTTCCTTCTGGTAACTATACTGCACTCATTGTGGCAGAGTGTATTGCTAAATAATGAGACTTCTAGTACTGCTTCTACTCTTAACCGGTGGGTATGCAAATGCCCACCAGTTTACTCCTACTTATCCCAAGCTAGAAATATCACATATGCCAGGGATAATGAAAGCAGACATGGTTCTTTTTAACGATAGAGCCGAAATAAACTACTATGGAATAAACGTATTTGATGAAAAGTGGAATCCAGTACGGTTTGCAACTCAAAATAAGATAGTCCCAATAAATTATAAAGAAAGAAAATACATAACAATATATCTTAGCGGTACAGGAATCAAAAACGCTAAGTATATTTGTTCTAAATCGAAGATATTAATGACTGTAACTAAGCCTTCAATAGTATCTTCTCGAATATGTTCAAAACTAAAGTGAGACATCGTGAAATTTTTAATATTTGCACTACTGTTATTCGTATGCGTATCGGCTTTGGGCGATTCAAGTTCTCTTAACCTGAACTTACCTTCGTCACCACAAAGCTACGCATCCGACAGAATAAGAGCGGGACAGCTAGAATGTCAGAACGCTATTGGTTCTTCTACAAATGTAGAACTAGGAGTGGTAGGTTTTCTAGATAGTGGCGGATATGATAGTCCCTATGACATGACTCAACCAGTATCAAGTGTACAAACAAATGATATAGGTGTTTATGCCCGTATCACTATACCGATAGGAGCTCCAAAAGAAAGACTCAATTGTAATAGTCTGTACCAGTTAGAGCTCGAAAAGAAAAGAATGGAAGTATTTAGGTTAAAACAAGAGGTTCAGAACTTAAGAAACTTGCAGTTTGTTCAGGATGTACCTATAGCGCCCGTAGCTAACAATATTGTAGTAACGGAGGGAGAAAAAGATTAATGGCAGAGTTTGAGTTTGGAGGAATGACATTCAAAGGTGGCAAGATGATGGTTGTGCTCACAGCACTTTCCACACTTGGTGGTGCAGCATGGGCTGGCTTTGAGTTTTACGCAGACTATATGGACATGAAAGAAATCGTACAGAATATTGATACAGATGCTATTGCAGCAAGAAACCTTCAAATAGAGCAAAAGCTCGATGATGCCATCGAATACACACGAGATATTAAGACTGGATTGAGAGATGACATACTTTCAATCGAGAAACAAGCAGACCGCGCAGAAGATAAAGTACGTGCTATGGAAAATGAGGTACGGGACATGATCGACAAAGCAAGTGAACGCTTTGAAGCTAAGCGAGACGCAATGAAAGCAGATTCCGAGCAAGATATGGAAGATCTAGAAGAACGACTAGAGAAGAAACTGCAGAGAGCACTTGATAATCCGCTATCTGACTAACCTGAGAAAAAAATCTCTTGACAATTTAGCCCCAACTGAGTATAATTCGTAACATGGCAAAGGAAATAACCACAATTTCTCCAGAAGGACTGGAGATAGCTAATTCTTACTTACAATTCGGGAATATCCGAGGCGTATGTGACTATCTGCAAGTTGCTGAACAGCAGGTAGTAGAAGTCCTGAATAAACGAGAAGTAAAAAAGTATATCGACACTGTATACTTAGACCTCGGCTACCGTAACAAGAACAACATTGGTAGCCTACTAGACGAGATGATTGCATCTAAACTTGAAGAAGCCCAGGAATCTGGCGTCTACTCGAGTAAAGACCTTGCAGATCTCTTACAAATGGCACATAAAATGCGTATGGACGAGATCAAGGCTCAAGCTGATCTACTCAAAGCAGAAGGCAGCAATATCAAAAACCAAACGAATGTACAGATTAACGAGTCCGTACCCTTCGGTCAAGGTAATTATGGTAAGCTGATGGAAAAACTACTCAATGGAACAGAATGATAGAATAACTGAAATCGAAAAGAAGATGTATGCTCACGAGGTTCAGTGCGAAGAGCGTTGGAAGACCTGTTTCCAGAGACTAGAGGATCTTGAAACGAGCTTAAACCGTGTTGAAAGCCGAATGATGACAATGGGAGGAACAGTTATATTGTTCTTAGCGGGTGTGTTGGTTACCCTTCTCACCTCACAATAATGTTAGCCGAAATAGCCGCAGCAAATGCTGCCTTTTCGGTCATCAAAACAGCCCTCAGCAACGGAAAAGATCTTTTTGAAGTTGGAGACGAGGCTGTAAAGTATTTTGATAGCAAGTCTGCTGTAGCAAAGAAATCTAACGCTCATGGCAATAAAGACGAACTTGCAGCTTTCATGGAGTTACAGAAACTTAGAAAGCAAGAAGAGTGGCTACGAGAGCATATGATTTATGCAGGCGACCCCGGAATCTGGGATGCGTGGCTACAGTTTCAAGCAGATGCAAAGAGAGCACGAGAAAAGGCTCTTCGAGAAGAAAAGCATCGTAAAGCGAAACAAATGGAATTCATCGTACTATGGATAAAAATAGTAGCCGGTATAGGAGTTTTAATACCCGCTCTAGTATGGTTAATCGTAGTATTAGCCTCATAGGAGAAAGACTATGCCAAAAGGTAAAGGAACTTACGGATCACAGGTAGGCCGTCCCAAAAAGAAGAAGCCTAAGAAGAGAGGCAAATAAAATGATTTTTGAGAAAAAAGGTCGATGGTGTTGGCGAGATGAAGAAGGACACCTACACAAGTTTGCTACAGAGAAAGAGGCAAAGGATGCCTCAGGCTGGGTAGAAGCCCTAGACGAGATATTTCATGGCGGTGAAAAGGAAGAGAAAGAAGTCAGCGAAAAAGAAGCCAGTACCGACAAACAAGCGCCTATACGCAGCAGTAAAGGCCCAAGTAAAGAGAAAGTTTAAGGTATATCCTTCAGCTTACGCAAATGCTTTCTTAGTGAAGGAATATAAGAAGCGAGGCGGTAAGTACCGCATGGGGAAAAAGTAATGGCAAAGCCTCGTGGTGGACTTACAAAATGGTTTAAAGAAAAGTGGGTAGATATCTCCCGTCCTAAAAAGGGCGGTGGGTATGAAAAATGCGGACGAAGCAAAGCAAAGAAAGGTAAGTACCCTAAATGTGTACCAGCCTCAAAAGCAGCACGTATGACCGCAGCACAGAAGAAGTCTGCTATTCGAAGAAAACGAAAAGCAGGTAACCCTGGTGGTAAACCCACTATGGTTAAAACTTTCGTGAAAAAGAAGCGTAAAGCTACTATGAAGCGAAAAAGAAAATAAAGTGTCAAGTGGCACTTATCAGCAAGGCCCTTCCCCGGTATATCGGACACATTTTTGACCAAGGGCAGGACAATACGGAGAAACAAATGAAGTATTTAGTTATAGTATCTGCACTACTACTAGGAGCTTGTGGAACCATGAATGCAGCCATTGACGGCACGCAGGCAATGGTAAACAATACTCTAGGCGGAGTAGGCAACACAGTAGCAGATATTACAGTAGCAGTCGGACAAGACGTCAAAGGTGTCGTCGATTCCGGCAAGCAAGACAAGGAGTAAACTTATGCCAGCGAAGCGAAAAGCGAGGAAGAAAAAAGACTCAAGGTTAAAACGGGCAGGCGTTAGTGGTTATAATAAACCCAAACGTACTCCAGGCCATGCTAAGAAGTCTCATATCGTTGTAGCTAAAGTTGGCACTAAAGTGAAAACAATTCGTTTCGGCCAGCAGGGAGCTAAAACGGCAGGGAAGCCGAAGGCTGGAGAATCTACTCGAATGAAGAAAAAGAGGGCGTCTTTCAAAGCACGACACGCCAAGAATATAGCTAAAGGCAAAATGTCAGCAGCATATTGGGCGAATAAAGTAAAATGGTAGACGACAAGAATTTTCATCCCGCAGACACAAATGGTGACGGAGAAGTTTCTGCCGTCGAACAAGAAATGTACCTTGAGTTTCGTAGGAAAGAACTAGAAGATCAAGATGCACAGCGTGATGCAATGCGAAAGATGACTTGGTTCTCTCTTTGGGGAATGTTGTTTTATCCTTTCGGCATATTCTGCACATCATTATTCGGGTTAGATAGCGCCGCTAAAATAATCGGTGATATTGCTCCCACTTACTTTGTAGCTATCGCAGCCCTGGTTTCAGCATTCTTTGGAGCCAACGCATACGCAGGGAAGAAATAATGGAAATGTTACTTGATTTAGCAATGACTTTTTGGCAATGGACAGTATTGTCCGTACTAGTACTCATAGGTTTTGTAGTAAACAAGATAGATAAAAAAGAAGAAAAACTGGTAAACTTTAAATATAAGTTTATGCCCGTTATGTCGCCTTTACCAATTAAAACAAAAGATAAAGGTTTTTGGAAAGGAATCTTAATGTGGTTGATGGGTACACGTAAGTGGAGAATCGAACAAGATTTTAACTACAGCCTGAATGGTGAAGACTACAAGATACCTGCAGGTTTTGAGTTTGATGGAGCATCTGTTCCTAAGTTTCTCGCAACTTTCTTATCACCAGTAGGAGTACTTCTAATGGGTGGCCTAGTACATGATTATGGATACAAGTACGCAACTCTTATGAAGAGAGACGGAACTGATATTGGTTATCATGATCAGAAGTTTATGGATGGAATCTTTCGAGACATCTGTATCGAAGTAAACGGTTTTCGAGTTCTTAACTACCTAGCATACTGGTCACTGCGTCTTGCAGGATTTGTAGCTTGGAACGGACATAAAAAGAGAGGCACTCATGTTGGATAAGCTAAAAAAGAAAAAAGACGCACTAATTCTTATGGGCGTCTGTGGTGCAGTTATTTTATTCGGTGGCATAGCACACCTATTAGCCTGGGCGGGTTTCGCTTGGGGAATGTGGCAAATTATAAAGAAAGAAGATTAATATGGCAGTAGAAGTAAGCCGCAGAGATATTATCTCTGACGAAATTGTAGAGTTACAATCTGAGACAAAGTTCATAAAACTTCCTATAGCTTCATACTTGGAGCTATTGAACGTCACTCCGTTACCTTCGCAGATAGCAATTATCAATGCGATTAACAACCCAAAATACCGGTTTGTCTCTGCCGCAGTCTCCCGTCGGCAAGGCAAGACCTATATTGCCAATCTAATTGGACAGCTCGTGTCCTTAGTTCCTGGCTCTAATATTCTAATAATGTCTCCCAACTATTCTTTGTCTCAGATTTCTTTTGATTTACAGAGGAATCTAATTAAACACTTTGATCTAGAAGTTACAAAAGATAACGCAAAAGATAAAGTAATCGAACTCTCTAACGGGTCTACCGTTAGAATGGGTTCTGTTAATCAGGTTGACTCTTGTGTAGGCCGTTCTTACGATCTAATCATATTTGACGAAGCCGCACTTGCTGACGGCAAGGATGCTTTCAACGTAGCCCTTCGACCTACACTAGATAAAGATAACTCGAAAGCAATTTTTATCTCAACACCTCGAGGCAGAAACAACTGGTTCTCTGAGTTCTTCTACAGAGGATTCTCAGAAGACTTTCCAGAATGGTGTAGTATACGAGCAACCTATCGAGATAATCCACGTATGAGCGAGATGGATATTTCGGAAGCACGTAAGTCTATGTCAGAAGCAGAATTTAAACAGGAATACGAAGCTGACTTCAATACCTATGAAGGACAGATATGGAAATTTAACTTTGAGACTCAAGTCAAAGACTTGTCTCAGCTGGATACTAGTAAAATGGACGTCTTTGCGGGGTTGGACGTTGGTTACAAAGATCCCACAGCACTATGTGTACTCGCGTACGACTGGGATGCAGATAAGTATTATTTAGTAGATGAGTATTTTAACAGTGAGAGAACGACTGAGCAACACGCTACCGAGATCCAGAAACTCATTGATCGCTGGGATATTGATTTCATTTATATTGATTCAGCTGCTCAACAAACACGGTTCGATCTCGCGCAAAACTACGATATTTCCACCATCAACGCGAAGAAGTCTGTACTTGACGGAATTGGACATGTGTCAGGCATTATCGAAAACGACAAACTCTTTGTCGATCAAGAATGCAAACAGTCCCTTGCTTGCCTCGATGCGTATCAATGGGATCCCAACCCAAATCTAATGAAGGAAAAACCGAAGCACAACATGGCATCTCACATGGCAGACGGTCTTCGCTACGGACTATATTCATTCCAAACCGCACAGGTATCCTTCTAGCGATACCTACTCAAAAATAGTTATTGACAAGTTACCCTAAAGCCGATATAATTCTTTAAATGAAAAATCGAGGAACCAAAGGAAAATGCCTAAGCTAAAACGCGACTATGTAAAGTATGTACGAGATAAGGCAAAGTCCAAGTATGAGAAGGGTTCCTCTTGCGAGATTTGTGGTGAGACAGAGCAGTTAGACTTTCACCATTATTACAGTCTCACACCATTGTTAAATCAATGGTTAAAAAAGAACAAACATAATCCTGAGTACATTCAGTCACTTCGGGATGACTTTATAGAAGAACATCATGCTGAGCTTTATGATCACACAGCAACATTGTGTCATACTCACCATCTAAAACTTCACTCAATTTACGGTAAAGACCCAGCTTTAGGAACTGCTAAAAAGCAGATGCGGTGGGTAGAGATTCAAAGAGAAAAACATAATGGCATGGTATAATCCTTTTAGTAACAAACCCGCCGATGTAGAGGAGAAACTGAATCCTGCTCAATCTTACTATGGCAACGAAATTCAAAGCTCTCGCGAACCTACTTTTTCTTATGAAAGAGCCTACGAAGAGCTAGAGATTGTAAACCGAGCCGTAAACATTATTGTAGATGATGCTGCCGAGATTCCTACTCTTGTGGGTGGACAACATAAAGGCATGAGTGTTATCAAAGGAATTAAACGATCAAAAGTTGAGTTACTTTTAAATCAAGAACCAAATCCCTTTCAGGATATTAGCACATTTAAACGTAACTTAATTATTGACTTTGTACTTGATGGTAACATCTTTATCTACTACGATGGCGTACACTTGTACCACCTTCCTTCTGATAAAATGGTTATTCATGCAAGTAAAGATACTTATATTGAGAAGTTTACTTTTAATGAGAAAATTGACTACAAGCCTAGTGAAATCATTCATATAAAAGAAAACTCCTTCCATTCTATTTACCGAGGTGTTCCACGCCTAAGTCCTGCTTTACGAACTATGCAACTTATGATGAAGATGCGTAAGTTTCAGGACAACTTTTTTAAGAACGGTGCTGTTCCCGGCTTGGTACTCAAGTCTCCAAACACACTCTCTGAAAAGATCAAAGAACGTATGATGGTTTCGTGGCAGTCACGTTACCAACCAGAAGCAGGCGGTCGTAGACCCCTAATTTTGGACGGCGGTATTGAAGTAGATGCTATCACAAATACAAATTTTCGTGATCTCGATTTTCAAAATAGTATCGCCGACAATGAAAAGATAATTTTGAAGGCGCTCGGAGTACCTCCAATTATGATGGACTCTGGCAACAACGCCAACATTCGCCCAAATATGCGAATGTATTATCTTGAGACTATACTTCCTATAGTTCGAAAAATTAATTTTGCACTCGAAAGATATTTCGGTTTTGACTTAAAAGAAGACATCACAGAAATACCTGCTCTACAACCTGAGCTACGAGATGCCTCCGCCTACTACACGTCACTAGTGAACGGCGGTATTATAACTCCTAACGAAGCAAGAGAGCGTTTAGGGTTTGAGCCTGTAGAAGGAGCTGAAGATATTCGTGTCCCAGCAAACATCGCAGGTTCTGCAACTAATCCCGATGAGGGCGGAAGACCAGAAGAAGGAAATGAAGATGTCGAATAGACCACAAAGAATTAAACTATGTCGTGACCTAGCAATGTATTTTGCTGAAAAAGGTAAGATCATGACCCAAGACGAGTACATTAAGCAAGACGACAAACCCGTCATGTTATCAGGTATTCGCAACGTAGGAAGAAGTTATTCTCGAGCGATTGAAATGATGAAAGGAGCTCATCCAGAACTTATGAAATTGATTGAGAAGAAAAAGGAAGAAAAGGCAAAACCTGCTATTAAACCAGCACCAAAGCCGGCTCTTTCTAAAGCACCAAAGCCGGCACCAAAGGCAGCGGTCAAGCCTGCTGTTAAACCAGCAGTGAAACAGGATAAAGATGATGAATAAGATTTTTAATCTTACTTCCACCTTTAAAGCCCTAGAAGAAGTAGCAGATGGTTCTGTTATGATTCGAGGTATGGCAAGTACTACTGACTTTGATCGCGCGGGTGATTCAATCTCAGCAGAGGCTTGGACAAAAGGTGGTTTGTCAAATTTTGAGAAAAATCCAATCATTCTGTTTAATCATGACTATGATAAGCCGATTGGTCGAGCCACGGGGTTGAAAGCCGGCCCGAATGGTTTAGAACTTGAAGCAAAGATTAGCAAAGCTGCACCTGCTAGTGTTTGTCAACTAGTTAAAGACGGCGTACTTGGAGCCTTTTCCGTTGGTTTCCGGGTCAAGGACGCTGATTACTTACAGGAAACTGATGGACTAATGATTAAGGACGCTGAGCTGTTTGAGGTATCGGTAGTATCGGTACCATGCAACCAATCAGCTACTTTTTCGCTCGCGAAGTCATTTGACTCGGAAGATGAGTACAATGAATTCAAAAAAACTTTCACAAAGCGTGTAGATCTAGCCGGTCAGTCTCTGGCTAAGGATGAAGATATTACTTCTGGAATAGCTAGTGATACACCGGTAAGCGCGGATATTTCCGCAGATCAGGAGATCAAGATGGATAATCAAAACATCGACTTGGAAGCTTTTGCAAAGAAAGTAGCAGATGATACTGCTATGAAAATTGCTTTAAAGCAGGCCGAGCAAAAAGCAGCTGAAGAAGCACAAGCTAAAGCAGCTCAGGAAGCTGAAAAAGCACAAGCTTTGCAAGCTGAATCAATTAAAAGCGTAGTAAACTCTGGTGTTGAATCAGGTGTTGAAAAACTTATGTCTGACGTTGAAGCTAAACTTCAAGAAAAAGACGCAAAAATCGACGAAGTAATTGCTGGTTTCAGCAAAGACCTCGAAGAAAAACAAGCTGAAATCGAAGCTATGCGTAACAGCAAGCGTACGTTTGACGGCCGTGGTCAAGGTGACCTATCTAAGTGGGGCAAGGACTTCATGCACGCATCTTTACTAGGTACTTTCACTGGTAAAGGCATGAACACTGACTTCGCTCAGGGCATCATGGAAAAAGCTGGTATCGACTACACTACTAATGCTGGTGACATCGATCAGGAAGTTTCTCGTCAAATCGAGAAAGAAGTTACTCTTAACTTGCAAACTGCGGGCTTGTTCCGTGAAATTCAAGTAAATGGTGCTGCTACTGTTCTTCCTATCCAGCCTGACGTAGAGCCTGCAACTTTCCAAACTGGTGCAGCTTCTGCTGGTAACTTGGAAAACCGTGGTGCTTCAGACAACACTTACAAGCCTTCACAGGTAATCTTGAACGCTTATCGTTTGATCAGCCAGACTTTCATGGACAACAACGTAGATGAGCAAGTTCTCATCAACTTGATGCCTATGCTAGTCGATTCAGTAGCACGTGCTCACGCTCGCGCTGTTGACAACGCTATCATCAACGGTTCTGGTTCTATTACTGGTCTTGACGGGTTCGCAACTGCTAACGCTGACACTCTTGACATCTCTGATGCCGAGAAACTTACTGCCGCTAAACTACTTGCTGCTCGTAAGGACATGGGTAAGTATGGTGTTAACCCTGCTGATGTTGCATACATCGTATCACAAGCTCGTTACTTCGAACTTATCGAAGATGCAGGCTTCCAGGACGTTACTGATGTAGGTTCTGATGTTGCAACTAAGATCACTGGTCAAATTGGTGCGGTATTCGGTTCACCCGTAATCGTATCTGACAGCTTCGCAGCTGAAGCCGCAGGCGTACCTGCAGCATTCGCTGTTAACACTCGCAACTATGTAATCCCACGTCTACGTGGTGTACAGGTTGAGACTGATTACGAAGTTGGTAATCAGCGTAATGTAATCGTCGCTTCACAAGCCCTAGGCTTTGAAGAGTTGGTTGCAGACTCAGCTGGTAACCGATCAGCAGTTAAGATCGATCTAGTAGCTTAATTTAAAAGCAAAACGAGAGGGGAGCTTGCTCCCCTTAAGTTTTTAGTAATGGACTTATGGCAAATTTAATCACATTAGATGAATATAAAATCTCTGAAAACATTCAGAGCACAAAAGAAGATGCTCGCATCAATTCTTTAATTACTGCCGTAAGTCAATTAGTGAAAACTTACTGCGGAACAACCATTATAGATCACTACTCTAGCGATAAAACAGAGGAGTTTAGCATAAATTGGTCTACAAACTTGGTTCAGCTTACAGAGAGTCCCTTTGTAAGTATTACTTCCGTACAAGAACGAGAAGACTTCAGTAAAGCATATACTACTGTTGCCTCCACAGAATATTATGTAGATGGCTCGACTGACAGTGTGTACAGAGTAAATACTGACGGCACTAGAAAGAACTGGCCTACAGGCCCAGGTGCTGTAAAGATTACCTATAAAGCAGGATACTCAGAATGTCCTGCAGACTTACAACTTGCTGTTATTGATTTGATTACTTACTATGTAAAAGACGAGCACAAAGCGCGTCAAACTATTGCAGGTGCAAGTATTCAGAACCAAGGTTCTACAAGTCAAAGAAACAACGTGGCGTTCCCAGATCATATTAAACGTGTCTTGGATCTGTATAAGAACTTTTAATGGCAGTAGCAGCAACTAAAAAACATTTAGAGGAAATGGTAAAAGCCTTAAATGATGCTTATGCCCGAGGACAAGTTGACGAGTTTAGACAAATTGTAACATTAGAATCTGATAATATGGTAGCAGCCTGGAAAGAGGGCTACTCTAATCTTATAAATGCTGATAAACATAAAAACGCACAATTTCCTCCCTTAGAAGCTATAGATTTTGAAGCAGGTGTACAAAGTGCTTGGAGTAAGATAAAAAATTCTATCGAAAGGAATAAAGGCACTATAAGAGAATATAATAGTCAAGTTATAGTTTTTAACGAAAGTAAGACTACAAAAAATATGTATGATGGAATAAAAGCACACTTAATTGATTTTGTGCAAGAACAATTAGGTAGCTATAAACTTACAGATGCAAAAGCAGAAGTAGAAGCTGGTAGAGCAAGCTCTTTTGCGGCAGGTGCAGGTTTGTCAGATATAGGCCTTCTTAAAAAAGGTACCCATAGACTTCACAAAGAGAATACAGCAATTGGTTCCGCTCGTTTAGCTATGACCATGAAGTGGATGTCCAAAACTAGATTTTTTAAAGATTTTTTAAGTTCAGCAGAAGCAAAAACAATACAAGACAAATACGGAGATCTTCTAACTACTTGGGAAACCAAAGGTACGAAAAAGAGAGGCTTAAAAGTAACCCCTAACGAAGATATCAAAATTAGTATCGGAGCAGGTAAAACGAATAAACCAGGAGACGAACCAGAAGATTTCGGTAACATTATTAAGCAGGTAAGAAAGCAAGCACTTAAATGGGCAAAAAATGCAGAGATAGCAGGAAGAAAAGGCAGTAAATCAATAAAAGAAAATGCTGTAGATATTGCAGAACATGTTGTAGTTGGAAATCTAACTAACTCAAAAAGAGTTAAAGCGAAAAAGAAAACTAAAGGATCTTCTAGAGGAGCCAGCAACGCAACTGTTACAAGTACAGGGAAAAGCAAGAAAACAACAAAAAGTGCTACAGCAAAAACAGCTACTAGAAGAAAACAGAGAACAAAGAAAGGTATTGCTAGCAGCCCCTTACACTTGATTGGTATTATTAACAAAGAACTTCCGGACACTGTACGAAAAAATATGAAACTACCAGGACTTGAAAATAGAACAGGACGGTTTGCAGATAGTGTACAAGTTACGGATATAGTACAAACAGCAAAAGGTTTTCCGAGTATAGGTTATACGTATCAAAGAAATCCTTACGAGGTTTTTGAAATGGGAAGTTCAGGTAACTGGTCATCCCCAGAAAGAGACCCAAGACAGTTAATTGATAGATCTATTCGAGAAATCGCAGCACAGTTTGCACTCGGAAGATTCTATACTAGGAGAGTTTAATGAGCAGAGCATATACAAATAGACGGTCAGGTATTGTAAATGCTTTGGTCGATAAACTTTCGGACATTAATGGAACGGGACAGTTTTTAACAGATTTAAATGAAAATGTATCCCCACGATTAAAGTTTTGGGACGAAGTAGAAGAATTTCCCGCAGTTCATTTAAATGCCGGTTCTGAAACACGAGAATATCAGGCAAGCGGGTACAAGGATAGATTTTTATCTATTACATTGCGTTGTTATGTTCAGGCAGAAGATGCTGTAGAAGCTCTAGCAGAGCTACTAGAAGATGTAGAAACTGTCGTGGAAGATAATAGTCGTTTACCGTATACTGATCGCCAAGGCGCAACTCAGTATACACAACAAATCACGGTCGTTAGTGTAGACACTGACGAAGGTGTACTGGAACCTCTAGGAGTTGGCGAAATGCTCATAGAGGTTCGATACTAGAAAATACAGGCACGAACAAAAGTTCACGTCCTTGTCTTTTCAAGATAGCATAGGAGATTAACTATGGCGGATCAATTATATTTTAGCAGAGATACGAAAGTCTATGCCGCAATCGGTACAAATGTATGGGAACTTCCTGTACTTGAAGGCTTTTCATTCTCACAAGCAACAAACGCTTCAGAGATTACTCTGAACGAAATGGCTGATACGGCTGGAAACAGTCGTCGTGCACGACAAATGTTTACTGACTCATACGCACCTGCAGAGTGGAGTTTCTCTACTTATGTTCGTCCGTTTATGTCAGCAGGCAGTGGCTCAGGAGCCGCAGACAGCGCAGCAAAAGTTCACGCAGTAGAGGAAGTTCTATGGGCACAAATGGTTGGAGCAGGTACTTATGCTTCAAACACTTTCCCAGGATTAGACCACACTGCTGATACCAATGGTGCTCTTGATGTTGCGTTCACAGGCTCTAACAAAACTACTTTAGGTACTATTGACTTATTTTTTGTAATGGGTGCAGTGGGTGGCGGTGCTGAAACTGTTTACCATATTGCAAACTGTTGTGTTAACGAAGCCACTTTGGACTTTGACATTGACGGTATCGCAACAATTAACTGGTCAGGTATGGGCACAATCATCAAAGAAGCAGAAGATTCTGATCATTCTTTCCTTTCTGGCGGAGCAATTACTCCCACAGTTACAGAAGGTATTGATGGTACAGGTAACTTTATCCGTAACCGTCTAACTTCTTTGACTCTGACAGGTGCAGATAGTGGCAACTTTAACGCAAGTTATGATGTAGTACTGACTGGAGGTAGCATTACTATCTCCAACAACATGACTTTCCTTACTCCAGAAACCCTAGGTGTTGTAAACCAACCTTTAGGTCATGTAACTGGTACTCGTTCTGTTTCAGGTAGCTTTACTTGCTACTTAAATGCTGAAACAGGTTCAAGTGCAGAACTTTTTGAGGATATCATTGAGTCTACTACAACGATTACTAATGAGTTTGGACTATTGTTCAAAGTTGGTGGAACAGGAACTCCACGACTTCAGTTGAACATGCCTAAGTGCCACTTAGAAGTACCAACTCACAGTATTGATGATGTTATTTCATTAGAAACTAACTTCCACGCACTTCCAAGCAATATTGAAAGTGCTGATGAACTAGCCATCAAATATGTAGCTACCTAAAAATAATTCTTGACATAGGAGGTCATTTCGACTATACTATGAAATAGAAAATCGGAACAAGGGGTGATTTTCACCCCTTTTTTCATCAAACAACTTTATTATCCAAGGACAAAAAATGAGCGAATCCCCTATTTCTTTAGCGAGTCTTATGACTCCTAGTAAAACTGTAACAATTGATTTTCCTTTTGCCAAAGGCATGACGGTAGACTTATGTTATCTAGCCCGAGAAGAGCTAGTAAAGCTACGAAAAAAATGTGTTACAACAAAATTCAGTAAGAAAACTCGTCAACCAGAAGAAGAGTTGAACGAAGAAAAATTCCTAGTAGAGTATTGTAAAGCAGTAATCAAAGGTTGGTCAGGCCTAAAGTATCAGTACCTAGAAGAGCTTCTATTGGTAGATGTCTCGGCTCTTGACCCGGAAGATGAATTAGTTCATACTCAGGAAAACGCAGAACTCCTTATGAGAAACTCAAGTGATTTCGATACTTGGGTAACAGAAACAGTGAGTGAACTAGAAAATTTTACTGGGAACAAGTAAATCAAATAAAGGGTTTACTTGAAAAACATGCCAAACAGCAAGATCAGATTGATGTAGATAAATATCTCTTAATTTGTGAACAGCTAGGCGAAGAGCCAGACCCTGACAAAATGCCGCTCGAGACTTCAGATTTCCCTACTGAAGTCCAAGTGGCATTTTTTATATTTGGACTTCTTGAGGACAGATGGGAAGGAATGTCGGGAACATATATGGGTAAATTTTGGCATAAAGTAGATTTTTACTTTGACCTGTACGAAGTAGAAGACCCCAAGACAATACTCTATATTATGAAACTTTGGGAAAACATCCTAATGAATCATAGAGCAGACAAAGCAGAAAGGAAAAGAAAGGCAGAAGAACGTAAATCTGCGAGCGGTGGAAAGAATTTCACCCATAACGTTAAAGGCTAATGGCAAAGAATAAAGTAGAGATAGACGTAGTAGTAGACGATAAAGGTTCTACTAAAAAGGTCGGCCTTGGTGCTAAAAAAGCCGGAGAAGGCCTAGATAACGTTGCAAAAGGCGCTCGCACTGCTGATCGAAATCTAAAAGGAGCCGCCAACGCTTCTTCCAATACCACTAAAAACTTTTCAAAAATGGCACAGGGCACAGGGGGTCTTGTAGGTGCTTATGCAACTCTTGCAGCAAACATCTTTGCCGTAAGCGCCGCCTTTCAGTTCTTAAAGTCAGCCGCAGACTTTCGTGTAGTTCAAGACGCGCAGGTAGCCTTTACAGGTGCAACAGGTCAGGGTATGAGAACTTTGACCAACGAAATTCAAACAGCTTCAGACGCTATGTTGAACTTCCAGGCAGCTTCTGAAGCGGCCTCGATTGGTATCGCCTCGGGGTTAGGAGCAGGACAGATAACTGAACTAGCAGAAGGTGCAGCGAATGTCGCAAAAATACTGGGTAGAGATGTTACAGATTCTTTCAATCGACTAGTTCGTGGTGTTACTAAGGCAGAGCCTGAACTCTTGGACGAATTGGGTATTACACTTCGACTGGCAGATGCTCAAGAAAACTATGCCGCAACTCTAAATAAGTCTGCAAAAGATCTTTCAAACTTTGAAAAGAAACAAGCGGTATTTGCAGAAGTACAAGGACAGTTAGCCGAAAAATATAATCATGTAGCCGCCGCCACCGATATTCAAGCAAATGCTATGGATAAGCTGGCTGTTGCATTTGATGAAGTTTTGAAACCTGTTAAATCTTTCTTCGCCCTGATCGGAGAGCCTGTAGCCGAATTTTTTAGTAAGAATATAAGATCTTTCGCTATTGCTTTAGGTTTGTTAGCTGTTCCTCTTATAAAGCAACTTATACCGGGACTAACTAATTTTGCTGAAAAAGCAGAAGAAAGTGCTCAAAGAGCCTCAGCCGCGTTTGAACAAACAAAGCTAGATATTCAAGAATTAGAGGCTGTAAAAGCCGCAGCCGCCGCTGATCCAATAGGGGCTGGTAAAGGAGCTTTAAAAGGCATAGATGTAAAAGAAGGTACGGGTGCAGGAGTTATGCAAGCAGGAGGAACTCCGAGTAAGAGACAATTAGCCGCAATGAAACGCTCTGCGAATAAGGGCGTAGGCATTGTTAAGAAAATGACTAAACAACAGAAAAGAGCTTATATTGCCGCTATTGATGCGATGATCGCAGGTAACAGCAAACTTGATAGAAGCTGGAAAAGAACAACTGATAGGGTAGTTGCTACTACTAAAATCGCAACTAAGAGAATACAAGTTATTTGGCAAAAAACGATGAGCTTTATGAGTAAAGCGGCGGCAAAGATGGGAAAAGCTGTAAATAGGGCGATGAAGCTACTGGGTGTCATAGGTATAATTATGATGGTTGCAGATCTCGGTAAAAGTATTTTAGAGTTCTTTGGTTTTTTCAAAGAAGATGAAGCACTAACAGAATTTAAGGATAAAATACAAGAAACAACCTCTGCAATGAAAGAAAGCATCAAAGAATTTGAAAAATTCGCAGATATGCAGAATGAAATGAGAAAAAGATTTGATGGAGAAGGAAATCTTACTCATGTCGTAGATAGAACAAGAGAAAGTATTGCAGCTTTCGGTAAACAAACAGCGCAAGTAGCTCCTCAAATAATTAGTCTATTAGAGACACTAGCTACTAATCCTCTTTCTAATTTTTCAGTTAAGAGTACAAATATCAATGAGTTCGGAAAGAGAGTAAGAGAGCTTCAAAAACTTAATCCAGAAATGTCTAGATTCGAAGCTGGTGAGGAGGCAAACAAAGAAGGATACTTCGGTAGCCAAGGAAGTGCAACTAAATACAAAAATAAACTAAAAGGAGGAGGCCTTCTTTCTGGTTTGTTTGGTGGAGATAATTTCGAAGAGCAAGCACAATTAGCAGGAGATACACTACAGGAAGTAGTACAGATAGCTATTGAAGGTACTAAAGCAACTGGAATGGCGGCAACTGATTCTGGTAGAGAGTACCTTATGTACTTAAATATATTGAAAAGTACAGGAAAGCTTGCTCCAGAGCAGGCAAAGCGTTTCACAGAGCTTGCTAAAGAAATTGAAGAAACCGGTGGAATGTCTGCGTTCTTGAAACAACAACAAAAAGAAGTAAACAAGCAATTTACTGCGGCAAAGAATGCAATACAAATGTTTATTACACCGCAAACGAAGCTAATCAGTCTGATCAACGATCAGATAAAGGCAGAAGAGAAGCTGCTAAAGCAAGTTGGAGACAATGAAGGGGCGAAGAAAAGACTTGCAGAGTTGCGAACCCAACTTAAATTTATGACTAAGTTGGAAGGTGTTACTATAAATCTTGCTAATGAGACGAAAAAACTCAATGCAATAAGAGCTCAATCAATGATCGGAGCAACTCCTCTTCAAAAAGAACAGATAAATAATCTTACACAAATTGCACAGATTGAAGCAAAACGTAGAGCTATTCTTGATAAGATGAATCTCAACTCCGAAGGTGACCTCACACTAAGCGAGGCGCAGCGTGAAGCAATGCAACATGAATTGCACTTGTTAAACGCTCAACAAGAGCAGGTAGAGCGTAATATAGATAGATATTATCAGCTTGTTGATGCTATGACTGCGGCAGCTGAAGGATCTACTCAGGTAGCTATAGCAGATCTGATTAAAGGAAATGAAAGTAGTTTCAAAGATGCTATTATGGGAATCGCGCAAAGTACTCTCGAAGCAGCAGCAGATCAGTTAGCAAAACAATTAACAAGTGATATTTTTAGCTTTGCAAAGAAAGAGACACCAGAAGAAAAAATGAAAAAAGCTATGGTGGAGGGCGGAGCCATTGCAGCTAAGCAAATAAAGGATGCTCTTGCAGGAACCCTAACAGGCGACACTGGGAATACTTCTGAAGATCTTATAGGCGGAGGGTCTGATATAGGCGGAGGGTCTGGTACAGGCAAAGGGTCTGGTACAGATGGCAAAACGGGTTCAGGTCTAGGTATCGGGGAAAAACTCAAAAAGCTAGGATCAGACTTTTTAGGAATAGAATCTGGAGGACAGACCGATGGTGTAACCGCCGAAGATATTGCTGAAGGGAAAAATTTGCCCAAAGGTACGATGGAAGAAGTTATCGTCACTGGCGGTAAAGGTAAAGGTTTAAAAGGAATCTTTGATGGGTTTGTAGGAAATGTAGAGTCTATTTTTCATGGCGACCAAGGATTTTTAGAAGGATTAGGGAATATATTTAAAGATGGATTGGATGGTTTTGGAGATCTTTTCGGAGATTTATTCTCAGGACTCTTTGGAGGGGAAGACGGCTCTGGCCTGTTTACCGACATTCTAAAAGGTGTGGGTAGTTTCTTTTTACCGGGGGCACGAAACGGTGGAGTATTTTCTCAAGGTAAGAAAGTACAAGGATACGCTTCGGGCGGTATTGCACGAGGATCAACTGCAGGCTACCCTGCCGTATTGCACGGCACAGAAGCTGTAGTGCCTTTACCTCATGGAGGAAAAATACCTGTCGAAATGAAAGGCGGAGGAAGTCAGCAAAATAATGTAGTTGTAAATGTATCTACAGATGGTACAACCTCAACAGAAAGTGCGGATGATGATCAAGCTGAAGGTCTGGGCCAAGCTATTGCTATCGCTGTGCAAAGAGAAATGCAAAATCAAAAAAGATCGGGCGGTATACTTAGCCCGTATGGAGCATCATAATGGCAATAGGTTTTATTTATAATGGAGCAGATTATGCTACGCCCGATAAAAGCATGTCAAGAAAGAGCACGCCTTCAGTCCAGGTGGCTAAATTCGGAGACGGGTATGAGCAGCGAGTAATAAATGGTATAAATAATATTGCAGAAGAATATTCAATATCCTTTCGACAAAGAGAAAAGGCGTTTATTGATGATGTAATAACTTTTTTAGATGATAAAGCAGGAGTAACAAATTTCATTTTTAGAATACCAGACACTAACAGCTCGGGAAATGAAAAAGCAATAAAAGTAGTTTGTGATAACTACTCAACAGTTTATGAATACGGAGACTACTATAGTCTAACAGCAACTTTAAGAAGAGTTTTTGAAGCATGAGTAATTTAATAGCAACTGACGTACAGGGGCAAACAGTAGATAGCGGCCTAGTAGAGCTTTTTGAGCTTGACAAAAGTGGAACAGTATATTACTTTCACCCTGGAGTAGACGATCTACTACAGGATGTTCATTTTAGAGATAGAGTAAACACTTCTACTGTTCGTACATATAATGCTTTGCCTGTACTGATGGGCGGAGTGGAACAATCCACTTCAGGTGCCTCTGCACGCCCTACTCTTGCTATAGCAAATGTTTCTAGTGTCTTAAAAACAGCTCTTGGTATCAAAGAATATGACGAGTTAGTAGGCTCTACAATTACTCGTAGAACAACACTTGAGAAGTATTTGGATGACGGTACAGGAAACAGCAACAACCCTCCAGTAGAAATGAATATTGCCTCGTATGTTATAGATAGGGTCTCAAGTATGACAGGTGTTGCTGTAACTTTTGAACTTGCAGCAGTTTATGATCTAGAGGGAATCCAAATACCACGAAGAGTAGCTGTAGGAAAATATTGCTCTTGGGTATATCAAGGACAGCAAGTATATCAAAAAGGTGGATGTATTTGGCCCAGAAGTAGCCAAACAAGGTATGCGGAAGATGGTCACCTTCACGATACGTTCTTCAATGAAAAAGATGAGCCTTTAGTAGCTGTCAGCCTATTGAGCTCAATAAGTGCATATTCAAACTCACAGAGCTATACTCAATCAAGTTATGTATCTTATGGAGGTAAAAATTATCAGTCCCAAGCAGTTTTTACTAGTAGTGCTGCAACTACGCCTCCGAATGATAACTACTGGAAAGAGGTACACGGATTTACCTCCTGGGGTAATACAACTACTTATAGTTTAGGAGACTTAGTGTATAGGCAGGTAACTATTAACGGCTATAGTGTACGATGTATTTTTAGATCAATCGCCACTAATAATCAAGGTAATACGCCTGCCTTAAACTCTCCTTATTGGGAACGAGAGGATTTATGTGGAAAAACTTTAAATTCATGTAAGTGTAGGTTTGCTATTCAACACGTTGACGCATCTCAAGCGTCTCTACCCAAGAGTAAAAAGCATAACCCCGTAATACCGTTTGGTTCATTTCCCGGAGCAGGAAACTTTTAAATTGATACAATTTTTAGAACAAATAGAAAAACATTTTGAAGAGAATTACCCTAGAGAGGGTTGTGGAGTTCTAGCGGTAATTAAAGGCGAGTTAGAGTGGTTTCCTTGCACAAACGTAGCCGAAGATGATTCTGATTTTATTATCGACTCTACAGAGTACATAAAAATATCTCAAAGATCAGATATAGTAGGAATTGTACATAGTCACCCAGATGCGAGCTGTGAGCCTAGTGATTCAGATATTAAATACTGTAATGCAATAGGGGTTCCTTATTATATTTTCAGTTATCCAGAAATGGATCTTCATGTTCAACAGCCTGTAAGAGAAACAGAGCCCCTATATGGAAGAGCTTACGAGTTTGGTGTAAGTGACTGCTTTGAAGCAATGAGAGATTATTTAGCAGCACAGGGTATTAATATACCTGCTAGAGCCGCTTTTGAAGATGACTGGTGGGAAAAAGATTTGGATTATTTCACAGAGGAGATAATCAAAGATTATGGGTTTAGTAAGGTAGAGGGAAATATGGAAGAAAACGACCTTATTATATTTACTGTACAAGCCGCAGTAGGCAACCACTGTGGAGTTTATTTAGGAGATGATATATTTTATCATCATGCAGAAAACAGGTTATCCTGTAGAGAGAGTTTATATCCATTTTGGAAAAAGTATTTAACAGGAGTATATCGCTATGATGCGTAGTGTTCACTTGCAAGGAGAATTAGGCGAAAGATTTGGAAGGAAGTTTCAAGTCAATGCTACTTCAGGTCGAGAAATTGTTAGGTGTATTCATGCAAATAGACCTGAGTTTAGGGATTATCTTCTAAAATGTAACGAAGACGGTATTGGGTTTCATATAGAGCAGGAAGGTCGATCACTTTCAGAAGACGATCTTTTGTTAAACCTCGAGGAAGGAGATGTGACAATCTCTGCTGTGCCTGCGGGTTCTAAGAAAGCCTTAAAAATTGTTGCCGCGGTGATACTTGTAGTATATGTTGGCCCTTACATCGCTGGTAAGGCAGCAGCAGCAAATGCCGGTACCTTTATGGCAACACATGGTGCAAAAATTGTTACAGCGATAGAAGGTTTGGCAGTTAATTTAGCAATAGCGGGTATACAAGAAATGATGGCACCAGACCCTAGCGTAGATAAAGACTCGCCCGAAAACTATGCTTTCAATGGAGGTGCTCAAAATATTAAACCAGGAGACCCTGTACCTGTTCTTTACGGGGAACTACGAATACCAGGAAGACCCCTATCAATGGATGTAAACCATGGTAGAGTACCAGGTATTACAGGGCTGCCAGTCCTTGGAAACGGTAGCATTATAACAATTCCAGGAACCACTGGAGGTTCTGAGAACCAAAGAGACGAGTACAACGATCAGAGGCATTTAAGATGAATTATTTACGACACGGCGGCGGTGGCAATACAAACGGTGCTGTATACGGCGGTGGCCCTAACAATTTGGTAGACAAGATGACTAATAGAAGTCATCAAACAATTATTACTACGGATATGCTCTCGGAAGGCCCTGTATATGGCTTAGTAGATGGTGCCGCCTCTGTTTTCTTAAATGATGATAGAATAATTGAGCTAGAGGGATCCCCCAGCAGAACCCGTTTAGGGCCTGCAACTATTACTCTTACCAACGGAAGTAAAAACGCAACGCTTTCAAACGCAGGAGACAACCCTTTTCCCAAATTAGCGGATACCGATAAAATTTGGATTGCAGTTGTAGGAGGCTTTCCTAGTTTTGAAGTTGAGGCTAAAACCTGGTCACGAGGAGTGATCGCGGCTGGCATCAACTTATATCCTGAAGATTCTAGCGACACGTTTACCTCAAGCATGGTAACCAGTGGTGGTAACGCTCGATGGCGTAATAATGAGTTTAATCCTGCACGATTAAAACCCACTATGAACCCAGGAGACCCTCAACTTCCCAATAATATGCCGGTTGAAGGCGTTGTTAGCAGATATTATAATTCAGGTAAAGTAGCTTTTACTGCGGATGCTAAGGGAATCGAGGACGGTACGTATATTTTCGAAGTGGACAGGTTCGCACAGATAGATGCGATCAATGGAAATAACGTAACACTTAAAGATAATTGGGATGGCGCTAGTAATACTTATAAGTACGATAGGCTTGGTCATATGGAGTATGCGGAAGGTGTCGAGCGTACTATTCATCAGAGAGTTGAAGGCGCATCTGTAGATTTTAGACCAGGAACGTGTCATCA